GATTCCCTGATTGCTGATTATGCTTCCCTGATCGTAGAGGGAATGGACATGGATACTTTAGTATCATTTGCTTATGATACTATGGTTTCTAATCTTGAATCTTACGATGATGCTGAACTGATTAAAGAGATTAAAGAGTATAATCCAGAACTGTTGGAGGATGTGACAGTCTGAAAAGTGGCACATGAGGTCTTGCATAAGACCCCATCAGACCTTAAGATTACTTCAGATCAAACAAATCACTCATGACTCAATCTGAAATCAACGACGCAATCTCACTCGCATTCGGTAATCTTGCCGAATTGAATTCAATGCTTTATGATTTCTGGATCTCTGAACTTTATGATGAAGATGGTGATCTGGTAGAGGGAATGTGGAGTGAGGAAACTGTAAGAGAAATGGAGAAAGATGTAATGATGCAGCAGCAGGCGGTGGCCACTTTCTAAACTGGCACACGGGTCCTAGGCAAGACCTAAAACTGCCCTACAATTCTTTTGTTGAGTTCAATTCCAATGAATCACTTTCTCGACACCGCACAAATTGAAGAGATGAACGGTTTTGATTTCTATGATGAGGATGAAGAATTGACCAAACAAATGATCGAAGATTATTATGATGATCTTGCATTTGGTCTGCCTCTTGATTCTAACAACGATTTCTGATCATGTTTGACGTTCTCTTTGATTGCGACCTAATTGAATGGACTCCCGAAGGGATTCCCGTTCCTTTGATTAACTTTGTTCCCGATTCTGAGGATTCTGATGATGCTTGAACTTCTCGCCTTTGCTATGATTGTGGGACAGCAAGAAATCGGTCCTGGTCTTATTCAAACCGATTATCTTCAGAATTCAACTGAAATTATTACGGTTATTGAAGACCGAAACTGACACTTTAGAAACTGGCACAAGGGGTCTTGCATAAGACCCCGCCACCCCTTAAGATTATTCCAAGACCTGAGCAAGTCTTAAAACTACTCGCTCAAACCTTTATTATTCTTTTTTCGACTTTATCATGACCAACTTTAACTTCACTCAATCCCAGTCTTCTTGCATCGCTTCGGTTAGCGTTGACGGTCAGGAAGTTAGCATCACCTTCCAGAGCAATCCTGAGAAAGTTTATTCTTTCTTCACGGAAAGTGAGGACGTGATTGTCAACTACCTGCAGAATCCTAGCGGTTCTATCGGTCAAACCTACCGCCGTTGGGTTGCCGAGCAACTGCTGATCCCTGCCGAGCAACTGGCAGCAGTGTGACACTCTGACAAGTGGCACAGGGGGGGTTGATTCCCCCCCTTTTTCGTGCCATACTACGTTTGTTCCTGAGGGATTCAACCCAATGCGTAAGATCGAAACTCTGATGAACAAAGCAATCCTGAACCGTAAGGATTGGTCTCTCGATAATACTCGTGTCGAGTATGAAGAGGGAAACCAGATCTCGCGAGTTTACCTTTACGGTAACAAGATTGCTGAAATTGGTGAAGGTTTCATTACTCTTCATCATTGCGGTTGGAAGACTACTACTACCAAGTCTCGCCTAAATGCAATTCTCCGCGAGAATGGTACTGGAAATGAATCAGTCTACCAAAAGAATCACACTTGGTTTATTGCTTATGATGGCAAAGTTGAAGAGTTCGATTCACCTGTGACAATCTGAGAACTGGCACACGGGGACCCACAGCGGTCCCCGCCCACCTGCTACAATTAACAAGTCAACCGAAAGGAAACCGACATGACCAAAGTTTACGCTGTGATCGGCGGTTTTGATTATGAAGGTGAAGACTTTAAATCTCTTCGCTTGTTTGATTGTTTCTCAACTGCCACCGCTTACGTTGTAGACCTGGAAGAGAATCAGGGTTACGATTATTCTCTCCTGGATACCCGCGAGGTGATTATGGAATCCGCTCTCGCGACCACCTGACAAACTGGCACACGGGGGGCGCGTTAGCGTTGCATCGGTAAGTCCCCCCTGCTACAATTAACTCAGTTCACACCCCGAACCGACCATGATCAACACCGCCATCCGCACCGCGATCCGTTCCATCCTGATTCAGTACGGCCCCCACACTTGCTCCGATCTGGTGCGGGAGATGGGTTTGGACCCCCGCCGCCACAAGGGCACCATTCACGCCGTGATGGTGGATTTGGAGCGCGATGGGATCCTAGGTGCTACCCGCGCCGACAATGGTAAGCGCGATCTCTGGTTTATCAACCAAACCGCGATCCGCAAGCGTGACCGCCTCGCCGCCGCCCTTATGACAATCCGTTAAGTTGCACACTGGGGGCCTCCGCGGCCCCCGCCCATCCTGTAGAATTACAGAGTCAACCGAAAGGAAACCAATGACCGCCACCCTCGAAATCAAAACAAACAACGTTCCCCGCGAAGCAACTCTGGGGATGTATCTCTGGGGCAGTTTGCGTCAAGAATTGCGCGGGCAGTTTGATTACCTTACTGATGATGAATTCGATGAAACTGAATTCTTCAAGTATAAAGGTTATTGGTATTCTGTGGGAGACTTTATGCGCCTTGATTCTAATTCTCTCTTCGATAATCACAAGTGGGATGGTTATTCTTCCGACTCCTACTTTTCTGGGGTTTTGATGAAGTATTGCTACGATGGTACGGTTATTGTCGGCAGGTATTTCTCCTAGTGTGACAATCCGTTAAGTTGCACACGGGGACCCGCAACGGTCCCCATCTCCCTGCTACAATTAACAAGTCAACCGAAAGGAAACAATGTTCACCATTCTTCCCGCAACTGGTTTCGTTAAAGACGACGCTGAATGGTTCACTGATCTCGAAGCTGCCTACGATTGTGCATTCGAGTGGAGTGTAGAGTTGCACGGTGCAACTGTTAACGTTTTCGAGCATTATGCTGGAAAGTTCACTAAAATCGCGGAGGTTTTTGCATAAGGAACACTTATGGATGGGGGCTCGCAAGGGCTCCCTCCGACCTGCTACAATTAACTCAGTTCAAAGGAAACCAAATGAAAGACCTCACCCTCAGCACCTACAACGGTTGGGCAACTTACGAAACTTGGAATGCTGCTCTGTGGATTCAGAATGATGATTTCCTCTACAATACTGCTGTGGCATGTGTAGAGTTTTGTGGAGAGAATGAGACCCCTTGGGACAAATTTGTGCGCTGCATGATGGAAGGTCAGATCGGACGTATGCTTGGGCAGACTAAGGATGGCGTTGCATGGGACAGCGTGGCAATTGATGCCGATGAGATGAACGAACTGCTGGCCGATCTCTGAACTGGCACACGGGGCGCCACTGGCGCCCCTGGGACCCCCTATACTGACATCAGTTCAAAGGAAACCAAATGACCCGCTACGATGTGATCTGCCCCGCCGCTCCCTGGGAGAACACTACCACCGATGCCGACCGCGCATGGGACCTCTGCCTGGATCTGTCGGAGGAGTATGGTTACGCCCAGGTCCGCTGCAACGGGGTGATCATCGGAGACTACACTGACGGGCGCTGATCCCGCCTGATCCATGCTATGATTCTCTCAGTTCACACCCCGAACCCCATGACCGCCATCCGCTATCACTACAACCAGGGTCGCTGCTATCTAACAATCGAACCCCGTGAAAATCAGTTCGTTGCAGTTGCCCACAACGTTGCAAAGGAAGCTAGCATGGAGATGAGCAATCCTCGCCCTTACGCTAACACTCTGCAATGGGTTCTAAAGTATATCGGACAAGTCCCACCCGTTAATTATGATGATTATGATCAATTCCTGAGTGAGCGCCTAGGTTTCTGATTCACTGTCCTGAGCATGACACTAAACTGCTCAACTTTCACCCAATTCTTTATCATCATGTTCGGCACCGTTCCTTACAATCAAGCATTGAACTTTGCTGCCTGCTGCTGTGTAGAACAGCACTTTCTGAATGTATACGGAAGCGCCCTGAATTGGCAGGAGAGTAGGATTGACCTTGGCGAACTTATGGACTTCATTGAGAACATCCTGGACAACAGGTAGGGTATACATAGCGGGCGCTGGGTTTATTACACTTAGCGCCTCTAGTATCCGTGCCAAAATACAGTGATAAGTCGTGCTAATCAGCAGTGTTTTGATTGATTAGCGTTCCTTATGGGCGGCGCCATGCGGTCGATTAAAAATCAATGGGTCCCTGTAACCTACAAATCTTATCAAACGCCATACTTATAGAAGACTCTAAGTATTATAAAAAAACCGCCCAGTAAAAAACGCAATGAATTACCCCTCATATCAAAAAAATCGCCGCCAAAAAAATTCCCCCCCAACCCCCTATTGGAATTTTTGGAAGGTAGTGTTTGCTGGGTGGTTAATCCGATATCCTGGTAAGGTTTTCCGTATCTTCGGAATACCACTGGGGATTCTATTAGTTGCGATATATAATGCGTTGACAAAATAGAATGGGAAATGAAAGAGACCTTATATCACGTATACTTCAAAGATGAGTGCATCTACCATTCTCTAAGTGAATCTGAGTTCAAAGAGAAATGGCAAGAGTTAAACCGCCTTGCTGAACTTCTTACGAATCAGAGTCTTTTGTCATATGAAGAGATACAGTATAATAAAGAAATTATTCTGAATTCATCCCATTGACAAACACTAAATAGAACGATAAAATTGAACTGAAGTTTATTAATCTTATGGCAAAAGGATTTACTGTTAAAGCAAAACCACCTGCTCCTTCAAGCGAGACTACGTGGGATTATGATTTGATCAAGCAACGAATGAAAGGAAAGTCAATAGTATTCTGTCTTCCAGGAAGAGGTTGTTCTTTCATATTCTTAAAAGCATTTGTACAACTCTGTTTTGACCTTGTACAAAACGGTATGAGTATTCAAATCTCTCAGGACTACTCATCCATGGTAAACTTTGCACGTTGCAAAGTACTAGGTGCAAACGTTCTCAGAGGACCAAAGCAACTTCCTTGGGATGGAAAACTCGAATATGATTATCAACTATGGATTGATAGTGATATTGTTTTCGATAGCAATAAGTTCTGGCAACTCTGTGATCTAGCACTACCAGCAGAAGGCGAAGAGAAAGAAATTGTTGCTGGATGGTATGCCACTGAAGATGGACACACAACCTCAGTAGCACACTGGTTAGATGAAGATGACTTCCGCAATAATGGTGGAGTTATGAATCACGAGACCGTTGAAACAATTTCAAAGCGTCGCAAACCCTTCACTGTAGACTACACTGGTTTTGGTTGGGTTCTGATTAAGAACGGTGTATTTGAAAATCTTGAATATCCTTGGTTCGCACCCAAGATGCAAGTTTTTGAATCTGGTGCTGTTCAAGATATGTGTGGAGAGGATGTTTCTTTCTGCCTCGATGCGAAAGAAGCAGGATTTGAAATTTGGTGTGACCCTCGCGTAAGAGTCGGTCACGAAAAGACAAGAGTTATTTAATTATTGGAGAATTTTAAACTATGGCAAAGCGACCAAATCTAAACGGAAACGTTATTGAATCAAGGCCAAAGTCTACCCGTCAGGGTCTTGGCAAGCATACAAAATACGCCGCAACCTCACGAAATAGGGCAAGGAAGAAGTACCGAGGTCAGGGCAAATAATTCATCAGAGTGCTTAAATACATTAGGCACTCTTTTTTTATGGACTTTAAAGACAAAGAATCTTATATCTTAGAATGGATCAAAGAAGTCTCATGTCCCAGAAAAGAATTGAATGGATTTCCTATATGCCCGTATTCCTCTCGATCAAGACACAAAATAATTGAATGTTCTGTAAGTGATATAGTACCAATCGAAAACTACCAAGTAGTCATTTATATTATTGAAAATGATTTAGATTTAAATAGAATTAGGACATGGGTTGAGTTTTATAATGAAAAATATAAATCTTGGAAATTTTTTGAAGATTGTCGCTCTTACGATACTTATATAAAGAATGTAAAAACTAATAATGGAAAATTAAATTTAATTATAGGTCAACCAAAAGAAGAACTACGAGAATATCGAAAAAAATTATCTAGAACCAATTACTACGAACTCTGGGATGATAATTATTTGAAAGAAATATTAGATGATGATTACGATATTATTACAAGGGATAGCAACCCCTTAAAAAGTTCTGATTTAAAAAATCAGGAGAGTTCAAACAATGACCAAACATGTGGATAAAAACCAGGAGTTCATGAGAAATCAGTGGGGAACTGAATATTTGTCTAGTGACTATGGTTGGGAAGAAAAAATTGAAAAGAAAAAAATGCTCAGGGAAATATCAAATGACGATATAACTCCCAAGAAGCATGACTTTGTAACACAAAATGAAATTCATGAGAAAATCCGCAATGATGAAGATTATGATGATTGGGAATATGGTACAGAACCAATATATGAATTTAGAAAAAAATGAATAAATAAGATAGATTTAATTATTTAAAATGCCTTTAGAGAGGGTTAGTAAGGAATTTAAAGATGTTAGTATGACCTTTCAGGCTAACCCTCTTAATTTTGATATTATTGTACTTAAAAATGAGAATGCAATTTCTCGTTCAATAAGAAATTTAGTATTAACTGTACCCGGTGAACGTTTTTTTAATCAGAGATTAGGGTCCAATGTGAAAAACTTATTATTTGAAAATGTTGATCCGATCATAATATCTGCAATGCAAGATGAAATCGAAAATGTAATTAAAAATTATGAACCAAGAGTAGAAGTAATTTCTGTAACTGTTAATCCAGTTTCAGACACAGGATTAACTCTTATTTCCAACTTTGAAATTACTAATGAACTAAATGTAACTATAATCTATAGAATTGTGGGTATTGAAGCATCAAATCAAGAATTATCATTCGCTCTTCAGTCAACACGATAATGACTTTAGTTAACTTCACTAACCTAGACTTTGACCAGATTAAAAAATCTATTAGAGATTATATAAGGTTAAATTCAAATTTTACTGACTACGATTTTGAAGGATCTAATCTTTCAGTACTACTTGATATATTAGCCTATAATACCTATATCTCCTCATACAATGCTAACATGGTTAGCAATGAGGTTTTTATTGATAGTTCTACATTAAGAGAAAACGTTGTAGCACTTGCCAGGAACATTGGATATATTCCTAGGTCAAGAAAAT